TTGCTGTTAGCTCAGTGATGGGCATCGTTAGCGGCATTAATCAAATGAAAGAAGGGGGCACGTCGAATGTACTAGGTGGCATTGGCAGTATCCTGCTGAGCGTTGGTGGTGCCATTGGTGGATTTGGTAAGTTATTTGGCGTAAAAGGATTTGCGACTGGAGGCATCGCAACTGGTGGCTTCTCTCCATTGCCCTTCAAAGCATTTGCAACTGGAGGAACTGTGGCCGGTCCCACCCTTGGCCTTGTAGGCGAAGGACGTTTCAATGAAGCCATTGTTCCGCTTCCTGATGGCAAGAGCATTCCAGTGCAAATGCGTGGCAACGTACCAAACTCTCGCGAAATTATGAGTGGCGGTAGTCAGTCTCAGGCAGTTTCGCCAGTTCTCAATATGAAATTTGAGACTACAAGCATCAATGGAGTAGAATACGTTAGCCGCGAACAGCTAGAACAGGCAATGATGGAAACTCGTCGCCTGGCTGTAAGAGAAGGTTCTGCTCGTGGAGCTAGCCTTGCCATTGATAAATTACAACAAAGTCCCTCTACTCGTCGCAGGATTGGCATTTAATTATGGCTGACTTTCCTAGTCGTGATTCTGCGGGAAGCTTAATGTATCCAACATCTCGCACTATAACTCCTGGCCAATATCCAGTAAAAATTTACAGAAGCCTGTCCGGGAAGGCTATTAGAAGAAGTTATGGCAGTAGCCCAAGTAGCTTTATCTTGGAACTTGCCTTCCAAAATGTAAGCAATGATGTTGTCCAGGCAATTGTCGAGCATTATCAAGGGCAGTATGGGGGCACTGTTGGTTTTAGTATTCCATCAACTTTGTTAATTGGCTTAAATAACACGCTTCAAGGCTACTTGCGTAATCCTTCTAACACAGACTGGTACTATAGTAATCCGCCAAATATTGAAGCCGTACTAGGAGGATATAGCAATGTGTCAATTTCTTTGATTGCTGAATTGACATGACCATTCGCATTGTCCAATATCTAGAACTCACAGCATTCGCTCCAACTTCAAGCCTTGCAGCAAACGAGGCTAATCAGAGTACAAAAGACTCTGTTACCTTTGGAGGCAACGCCACTTTTATCCATCGTTATCAAAATTATTTTGTTAACCAGTCTGTTACATGGCCTACTGAAAAGGGAAACAGATATGATTTTATGCCATTTAGCGCAACTGGAACAACTGCCAATTTGAATGGCGACAATGGGCTTATGAGTATTACATTTCCCAATGTACCAGTGGCAATTCGACTTGTAGAGCAAGGCAACGGCAATAGATTAAGCAGACTTACTCTGACAACAGTATGGCTCAACGAAGAACTGCTTCCAATTAATAGAGAGCCGATTCCAGAATACTATATTGGCATTGGCGCAAGTTTTAGTGAGACAACTATTGAACTTCGATTTAGAAGTGCCATGGATAGTGTTGGTAGTCAGTTTCCCGGAAGAAAACTAACAAAAGCTCTTGTAGGATTATTGCCATTGAATGCTGATTTGTTCCTGCAGTGATTAACTACAACGACTTGATTGGTTTGAAGCATCGTTATGCAGCATCGCCAGAAGATGGAGAGGGTTATACAGACTGCTTGCTGCTATGTATGGAAGTACGACGTAGGCTTGGACTGAAACATCTTCGTGCTTCGTTTCAATGGGTGTACGAAGACTATGCGGAAGAGGAGTTGACTATCCGAAAGATTTTGCGCTGGCTGTTGACTTATGGACAAGTTATTGACCAGCCAAAGCCCGGTGCTATTTTTTATCTGCCAGGAGCTAATTCCTTACTTGCCATGGCAGTTGTTGCTGATAATGAAAACTGCTTGTTTTTAGGGCAGAGTAAGATGGTAGTTGCAGCACCATTAAATATGGTGCATCCTAAGAAATTTTTCTGGGCAGACTGATGAGCAAAGATCGTCGTAAGTTGCTTCCGTATGAGCACGACCTAATCAAGGCTCTTGGAGTAACGAAAGAAGAATACTTTGATTTTTTAGACGTTAGGCATGAGTATACAGACATCAAGGCTGGCACTGTTTTAGATGCAAGAAATTGGGAAGTTGTTGCCATTGTTCTTACGGTCGTTGGCGTAATATTTCAAGTGGTAGCGGCACTGATCGCCCCCAAGCCACAGAATCCAGCAATAGCACGAAGTGGTGGAGGAGGAGTTCGTCAGACCAGAGATGATGTATTTGCACCGCGAGGCAATTTTAATTCGCTACAGCAAGTAGCGGAATATGGCGATGTCGTCAATCTTGTTTATACAAATCAAGCTGCTAATCGCAATGGAGGAGTAAGGGTTGCCACTTCCCTTGTCTGGTCTGCATTACGCAGTTACGGAAGCAGTCAGTTTATTCAGATGATGGCGATTATTGGTGCTGGAAAAATTGGGCAAATCGATCCAAAACTCACTGCATTTGGACAAACGCCAATGCGTGATTTAATCACTCAAAATTACTGGGTTTATTTCAACGATTACTCAACTGGTTTTCTTAAGAATTCAGACTTACTCCCTGATCCATACGGAATTCCTCAAGAAAACGATCCAACTCGCATCGGAAATGATGCTGCCAATCCCTATCGAGTGCCGACTGGTGAGAGAAGTACAGATCGCAGTCCTGGCTTTAGCCAGTCTTTTTCCTTGTCTGCATCTAAAAGTTTTGGCGTTTATTCGCCCGTCGCTATTAATGTCAATGTAACTCTTAGGAATGAAGATGGCGATCCGCAGGCTGTCTTGAATGGGGTTACTGTTAGCATTAACAATAATGCTGGATGGCCTCAAAGACTTGCCTCGGTTGGATTAGGTACTGTTCTTGTCGTCAATATTGCAAAGACTTCTTCGTCATCTAACTTAGAAATAGAAGCGTCTGAATACAGGCAGCAAATTGTCAATATCTTTGACAATGCAAGTATTTTTAAGCTTGGGTCCGCCGTGTTTAGCGTGACAGATATTTCTTTTACGGACCTAAGCAGTAATGCTGCGATAATAACGCTTCGATGCGTTGACGGAGGAAATTTTCCGTCGGTTGATTATAATGATACTTCTGTTAATGATGTAAGCAGTATTACTACCACTGGCGAACTTGCAAAACAAAGCAATCTTACAATTAGAAATTTGCAGTCCACGATAGATCGAATAGTTTCAGAAGACGAAACGGGCGATGCAATTTCTGAGATTTTCACAAAAAATGCAATAGAAAGAATCATTCAGACCTCAAGGCTTGCTACTAATAAGGAATTGGCTGAATACAGAGGACTAAGAGATCGTCGCGAATTAGAAAATTATTTCTGGCAAGACGGAGCGTTGCGCAAGCGAATTACATCAAGAGCAGAAAAAAGGAAGCTGACAACAGAAGAGCGGCAGTTTATTCGCGCTTATTTAGATGCTCAGGCAACATCGCGCAATATTTCAGTCGAAGGACTTGACCTGTTTCGTCTTAAGGCACTTGTTCGGATTGAAAAGGCAAAATATGAAACAATTACACCATGCAATATTGTAGATATTGCCATCAAATCAAATGTTTATAGGCGAATTTCTGGACGACAAGAAACCTATGGGAAGGAGAGGCGCAGTGGATATCCGTCTTCTGATAACGGACTGAAACTTCGATCTGCTTTTTTCTTGTTTAAATACAAAAAGGCTTCCGACTCTTCTTATAAATATGCTCCAGGAATTTTTGTTATTCGCAGGGCTTCTGAGCAGGATAATTTTAATTACCTTCGATTCAATAGTGGATTAACTGGCGAAGACAGCGCAACTCATTGGTCATTTGAGCTTGAGCCATTACATGACTTTGCCGCAGAGCTAAGGAAGCATCCTGTTTTATCTTCTGCATCTGGCATTAATTATTTTTACATTGAAAATTCTGGGACGCCGGTAAGTTTTGATTTGGCGCGAGACGATGATGCTTCTTTAATTTTTACTGGAAAGACAGTTATTTCAAAAGGCGGCGTTCCTCCATTGTCTTCTGGTCCAGGAGATGCTAGAGAGTGGGAAGTATTCAGTTTAAATGCCGATACTCAGTACCAATTGTCTCTTGATCGTGGACCAGAAATGCAAATCACGGCGGTCACGGAACAAGTAGTAGTCCCGAATTTTTCAACATTGTTTCCAGATATTTACAAAGATATTGCACTCATTGGTTTGAATATGTATTCAGGTAAAAGTGTTCAAGACTTGCGCTCTTTAAGTGTTTTTGTGCAAAAAGGAAGAGCAACTCGCATGCTTAGGACGAGTGGTCAAATTGGTACGTCACGATGGGGGGACGATGATTTTCCTTATTTACCAGAGAGTCTGACAATTGGCGTCAATCAAATGGTGCCCAATACAAGTTATATCATTGAATTGCCCGGCAATACTAATTATTACAATGTTGGACTCCCCAGGAACTTGCTTCCTCAAATTGGACAAGATTTTATTGCGACTGGGCCTGGTTCTGGTACGGGCAGAGTGAGAGCTGCTGGCTATGCAAATACCGCTCCAGATATTTTTGTTGATACTGTTCTCGATCCAAATGATGGAATTGGCAAGTATGCCAGCATTCATTGCATGAACTTAAAAGAATTAGCTAAGGCAAAAAGATTTTGCGAGAAAAATAGTTTGTTTATGGATTGTGTTATAGCCGAGGCTCAATCGTGGAGGAGTTTTTGGTCTAGCGTTGGCGGCTTTAGCTTACTGGAACTAGCTCGGATTGGAGGACAAGACTGTCTTGTTCCAGCAATTCCATATGATTTCACGACTGGAGAAATTTCGCGAAATATAAAAATTATAGCCTTATTTAATCAAGGTAATATTTTTGAGGATTCTTACAAGGAGGAATTTATTGACTACGGAAGTAATACAGAGGACTTGATTGTTACTTGCATCTACAGAGAACTGGATTCCGATGGCGCTTTTACAAGAAATAGAAGTGTTGAAGTAAAACGCACTTATGTCAATGAACAAAAGACTGTTCTTTTGAACGAGAGCGATGCGATTCGCGAAACAATTGATATGTCAGCCTATGTTGCCAATAGGAGTCAAGCGATTTTAGTTGGCAAAATGTTGTGCCAGCTAAGACATTATGTGCGTCGTGCCATTGAATTCAAAACGTTCCCAACGGACTCTCCAGTTTTTCCGGGCAGTTTTATTTACGTGGAAACTGGCCATAATGAATGGAACAATATTTTTACTGGAATCGTTCGCTCTAATGGCGTCCTAGATATGCCAATTAGGGAAACTGGAACATCAGCATTTATTCCAGATGGCGTATACAACGTGCTTACTTATAACCCAAACGATGGAGCGACAAGTACATTGTTCAGGGCTGGCGTCAATATTGTAGATAATAAGGTTACTGAAAATTCATTACGTGCTGGCCATCTTTTTGTACTAGGAAAAGAAGTGAGGTCCAAAAGAGTGTTTAGAGTGACTGAAGTGGAAATGGACGAGGAAGGTGAAGTGACAATTCGCGGAGTCGAGCATCCATGTGATTCAGACGGTTTATCTTTGGTAACAGAAGGACTTACCAGAGGATCAACTGGCATTTTCACCATAGATGGCGTCGCAAGTTAATCAAACAGAGTAAGCTAGTATTAACACATACAAGACTTTTTAGCGATGCCAGCTTTTACAGGCAATTCTGGAACTATCTTCATGGCACCCTATACCGAGAATGGGGCGCTGGTAGTCAATTCTAATTTTTCGTTAACCAGTAGAGTGCGTGGTGGTTCTACTGCTATTGCAGCTTCGACTCCGGTCGAAGCTATTGCAGTAACTGGCAACGGTAGCGGCGCTCAAGGCGAGCTATATTCGACATTTAGCAGTGGAGCATGGAGTGGTGCAATTGCAGCTAACAGCTCGACTCGCTCTGGTAATATCAAAATTACAACTGGAGGTAAAAATTATTCAACTGGAGATACAGTTTATTGGCAAATTGCTTCTTCAAAAGCGCGAATTACTGATGATGTAACTATTAGCGCAACAACAACTGCTGGTATTGATTCCGCTAACGAGGTCAGGGTCGCCTCTAGGAAACTAGCTCGAGTGCGTAGTTGGAGTATAAATATTGCCAATGATGTCGTTGAATCTACAACGCTTGGTGATACCGCTCGTTCATATCTTGCAACACCTGGAACTGCCACTGGAAGTGCATCAATTCTTTACTATCGCGATGACGGTGAAGGAGATAGTGATAACCAGGACATTGGCGACCTTCGTAGTATGCTATTTACGACCGCTGGTGCTCAACGTGTAATTATGAGCCTTGGTGTCAACAGTAACGCAACCAACGACTTTGTGTTCAGGGCTTTTATTACTAGTACATCCATGGCGGTAAATTATGGAGAGATTGTCGCTGTAGATATTAATTTTCAGCTTGATGGTGCTTTTATTGATACTCCTGCCGCTTAATTTATGACGGTCTTTGCCGGGCACCATGGTGCAATAGAGCTTCAACGCATTGGTTCTAGCAACAGAATTCAAGCTTCTATTTCTCCAGAAAATTTAAATAGCTTCCGCAAGCGAGTTGCGTTTTCTACTGCAGAAGGCGCTGATCTTGAATGGGGCTTAATTACCACTGGAGACCGGCTGCGAATTACTACGTCTGACAGCAGAGGTCTGCCTTTTCGTTTTTATACAAACGACGCCAATACTGCGTACATCGACAATCCAAGTGCTGGTACTCTTCCATTGGAATTTTTTGCCAATGTAGATGCGATGGGGCAGATACGCATGTATCGCACTTTTGCCGATGCAATGGCCAATTCTGGAGTGAGATATCTTGCCATTCCTCTAGCAAAAAGCAATACTGAAAACACTTGGAATGTGCAAATTGAGCAGATTGGTGGAAACTATAATTTTTTAGGCAGAATTCAGGGATTTACCATTAATACAGAAAGAACAAGTGTAGACGCCACTGCTCTTGGAGACAAATATCAAAATTTTCAGGCGGCACAAGTAAGTGGCAGTGGTACTGTTGATTGTCTTTTTGATTTTAGAGATGTCAATGGAGAAGAGCTTCCAATTGCCCTGTGTCAATTAATTCAAAAAATTGAAATTGGAAGTTTATTTAAGGGAAAGTTTTACTTACTTGAACCTGGCCCTCCACAACCTCCAGGATATGGCTCGTTTGATGGTGTATTTTATGAGCTTGATGGAATGATGACTCGTGCTGGAATAGAAGTCAGGGCTGATCAAATTGTAGACTGCAGTTTTGATTTTATTGTCAATGGAGAATTTAAATTGCGTGCTGGTTCTGCTCCTGTCGAACTAACAACTGAGAACAATGTTAGCATTGGCAAGGAGAGTACCTTAGAAGAATTAGGCGTTTACCTGGAGACCAACTGAAATGACCGTTCGTATTTCTGAGCTTGCAGAACTCTCCAGCGATATTGCTCAGTCAGATATATTGCCGATTGTAGATATTGGCGCTCAGGAAACCAAGAAAGTTCAAGTTGGCAATTTGCTTTTGTATGGCATCAGTGGCATGCCATCTGGCACCATTGATCTTTCAAGGCTCAATCAATCTTCTGTCACTAAATTAACTAGCGCTGCTCTTGCCGTTAATGGTGTTGCTTCGGGCACCTATGGCAATGCTTCAACTATTGCGCAATTTTCAGTTAACGACAGAGGTCTTGTAACATTTGCCTCTGGCGTTGCCATTGTTATTCCGGCGACAAGCGTTACTGGTTTAGCAACAGTTGCTACCAGTGGCACTTATTCAAGCCTTACAGGACTTCCCACTCTTGGTACAATTTCTAGCCAAGACGCTAATGCAATTACAATTAGCGGCGGAACGATTAGTGGCGTAATTTTCACTACTGGCAATGCCACAATTAGCGGTGGAACGATTACCAATATTACTGATCTGGCCATCGCAGATGGTGGCACTGGCGCCTCTACAGCTTCTGAGGCACGCACTAATCTCGGCCTCTCCATTGGCTCTGACGTTCAAGCCTATAATTCTATTCTTTCTGGCATCACCCAACAATTTACGGCTGCAGACCAGGCAATTTATTCCACCGCATCTGGAGTGTTAGCGTCTGCTCCCTTTACGGCTCTTGGGCGATCAATTGTTTCTGGAAGTACTGCGGCAACAGTTCGCACTACTATCGGCCTTGGTTCTATTGCTACTCAGGATGCTGGTTTAGTCGCAATATCTGGTGGAACAATTAGTGGAATTAGTCTTGATGTTACCAACCCGACTATCAGTGGTGGCACAATTGTTGCTATTACTGACCTAGCGATTAGTGATGGTGGTACTGGCGCTTCCACAGCTTCTGGAGCCAGAGCAAATCTTGGCCTTTCCATCGGCTCTGATGTTCAGGCTTATAGCTCAGTACTGTCTGGAGTGGCGCTGCAATTTAATGCTTCGGACCAAACTATTTATTCCACAGCATCTGGCGTATTAGCTTCCACTCCTCTTAGTTCATTTGGACGCTCTGTTATTAGTGGTGCTAGTGCTGATGCAGTACGGACTACTTTAGGTCTTGGTTCTATTGCCACTCAGGATAATGGAAGCGTCACTATTTCTGGCGGTAATATTTTTGGCATTGTCGATCTAGCCATTGCTGATGGTGGCACGGGAGCATCTACTGCTTCTGACGCAAGAACTAATCTAGGGCTTGCTATTGGAACAAATATACAAGCATTTTCTTCCGGCCTTTCCTCCATTGCTGGTATTTCTGCGGGCTCTGGCACCTTTATTTATTCTCAAGGTACTAATAATTACACGGCAAAAGATATTACTAATTACGCATTAAATATGCTCGCTAGCGGCGATTCTGCTGCATCCACTCGCTCATATCTTGGACTTGGACTACTTGCTGTTAAGGATAGTATTTCCAATGTTGATATTCTTCCAGCGTCAATCAGTGGAGCCTCGCTTTCAAGTGGTACTGTAACAAGCAGGGAAATCGGAAGCACCGCAGTTTATACAAATGCCCTGCAAGATTCAAGTGTTACCACTGTAAAAATTGTTGACAATGGAGTGACAGCGGCCAAAATGGCTGATAATTCAACAACAATTGTTGACACTGGCGCTCCTATTGTTGCTGGCGACTTCGTTGGTCAGCATTATTTTGATACTGCTACAAGCATTGATTATGTGTGGGATGGCGATACATGGGAAAGACAAGCTGGTATTACCAATATTGCATTCACCGATTCGACGCCTCTAAGTTTTTCCGTGGCATACGCGGATAGGTTTTCCGCTCAAATTACCACTTCTCTTGATAACCAATCTGCAAATACTTTCTTTGCTGGTCCATCGTCTGGCGTAGCAACTACTCCCGCTTTCAGGACTTTATCTGCTGCCGATTTACCCATTGCTACTGCTTCTGGCATTGGCGGAATTACGCCTGGTGCTGGACTTTCGGTTACTGCCGGTGGCATTTTAAATCATTCCAATGCAATTGCTCCGGGTACTTACACGGGAGCCATCACTATTGATGCCCAAGGGCACATCACAAATGCTGCCCCTTCATTAACGGCAGATCAAATTCCGGCTCTTGATGCAAGTAAAATCACTACTGGTCAATTTAGCGGTGAATTTCTTGCTCCAAATAGTGTTACTGCTTCTCAACTTGCCGATTATGGTATTGCTCAAGTTAGCGAAAGTGCTCCGGTTCCTGAATTTGCAGGACAATGGTGGATCAATCCCAATGACCGCTCTGCTTATATTTGGGTGGGTGAAGTTACTCCTGTTCCTAATGGTTATTGGCTGAATCTTGGCTATGGAAGTGCAACGCAGGTCAACTTACGCTTTGGTGGCACTTATAACGCGTCCGGCAATATTGTTGAAAGCATCAACTCTTATGGTATTGAAGCAGGATTAACTGTTGGTCAAGCCCTTTCCGCTCCTAGCACCAGTAATAATGGCGTCTATTTGATTGTCACGGCAAGTGGCGTTGGCACAAGCCCAGCTCCAAATACTTCGCTTTCCATTGGTAACTGGGTGCTATCGCAAGGCGTTGGCGCCACTTGGACCAAGATTAATCTAAGTAGTGCAGTTGCCGGTGTTGCAGATCAAGATGTTCTTGTTGATGGCAATGTTTTAAATCCAATTGCTTCTGGCGTGGCGAGCCAAGAAGATTTCAATGAAGTGCTATGGGCACGAGTGCAAACTGCTACAACTATTAGCAGAGGAATCGTTCAAGCTTCTTCGGAGATTATTGTTGCCTCTGGCACTGGTACTATGACAATTGGCATTATTGATGATGGCTCCTATTGATGACAATGGAGCACAACAATGCTGGAAGGTAAATTTTACTACGCAGGAGACAAGGTGCCTATTGGCGGCGCCGAAGGAGAAGTGCTAGTAAAAATAGCTGCTCCTCATTATTACACCGCATGGAGGAAAGTAGAAGAAGTTATTGACCAGCAGCAATTGGCGGATATCATTTCGGACGATATGACGATTGACGAAGGCGAGTATTCCTGAGTTTCCATAGAATGTCAATAGTTCATTGTCGCCATTTGGCCTGACTGGAGACATTTCTATGTCAACTTTAAAACACCTTCGTTCGTCCACTGCTGATAAGCGCCCTACAGCTTCGGGCATGGCAGATGGACAAATTGCAATTAATACAGCTTCTGGCACGCCTGGTCTTTATATTCGCGACACTGCAAGTGGCATTGTAAAAGTTGGCCCTGCGCATGTTGGAACCACTGCTCCCAATGCTACGCCTGCTGGTAGTGCTGGTAATTCTCGTGGTGAATTTTGGATTGACGAGGCAACAACTACTCCTGGCCTGAAATATTGGAATGGTTCTGCCTTTACCAATCTCACTCCATCGGGAACTACTACTACTGTTGGCTTAGTTGAGCTTGCCACTAATGCCGAAACCCAAGATGGTAGCGATGCATTACGTGCCGTTACTCCTGCTGGCCTTCAAAGCAAAGTAAGCGACAGTATTAGCACCACTAGTTCTACCACCATTGCTTCTGCTACTGCTGTTAAAACTGCTTATGACGTGGCAAATGCAGCACTGCCAAGGGCTGGCGGTACTGTAACTGGACAGTTATTAATTAGCCCAAGCGGAAGCTTGGTTTTTGAAGGAAGTAGCGACGATAGTTTTGAGACAACTTTTGAAGTCGTGAATCCAACGGCTGATCGCACAATTACATTCCCGGATGTTACTGGCACTGTAATTACTAGTGCAGATACTGGCACTGTTACAAGCGCCATGATTGCCAATGGTGCAATTACGAATGATGACATTAATGCAAGTGCAGCGATTGCGCTGAGCAAGCTGGCAACTGGCGCGTTGCCTACGGCTATCACAGTTGCTTCAGCAAACATCGTTGATGGCACCATCGTTGATGCTGACGTAAATGCCAGCGCTGCCATCGCTGGTACCAAGATCAGTCCCAACTTCGGCTCTCAAAACACCACCACCACCGGCACTAGCACCGCTGCGAGCTTCATCCCCACCAGCTCTACGGCGCCGACGAATGGCCTATATCTCAGCGGTACGAACACCGTTGCACTGGCAACGGCCAGTACTGGGCGGTTGTTTGTTGATGCGAGTGGCCGCGTCGGCATCGGGGCTGCACCAGCCGTCAACTTAGATGTCTACGGATCAAACTTAGCCGGTCGGTTTATCTCAACAACCGGAACTTCTTGCTTTATTCGTTTTGACGGCACGGGAGCCTCGACTCCGTTTGTGGGAATTTTGGGTGGAATAGGCGTATTTGGCAATACTGACGCAAGCCCAATCGCGTTCAATACAAATGGCTTAGAACGCATGCGCCTGACCTCCGATGGCCGGCTGGGGGTGGGAACTTCGGCGCCGGGCACACCGTTATCAATTTCTCACCCTTCAAACGCATTTATAGAAGTAACCAACTCGACCGCTGCGAAGAGTAATTACGTCGGCACCAATTCGAGTGGAGACCTGGACTTAAATGGCAGTGGTAGCCAGAACATTCTGCTGAAGACTGCAGGAAATGAGAGACTCAGGGTCGATTCTTCAGGCCGCGTCGGCATCGGCACCGCGAGTCCGGGGCACATTCTGGATTGCTCGTCAAGTGTTAATACCGATGCCGCAGTACGGATCACGAATGCAAGCACAGGCACCGGGGCGATCGCAGAGTTTCTTGCGAGCAACGGAACGTCTACCGCCTGGTTTGGAATTGGTGGCACTAATTACACACCGTATGCACAGATCAGGGCTGGCGGCGCTGCAATTTATACCGGCTCGGCTGCAGGAATCGGCCTGAGCGCTGACAACGCAAACGGTTACATCTCGTTTGGCACTGGTGCTGGCGCACATGAGCGAGCCCGCCTGACCTCCGATGGCCGCTTAGGTCTGGGGACTAGTGGCCCCAGCGATAGGCTGACAATTCAAAACACTTCGGGCGGCGCAGGCATTGGGCTTCTTGGATCAGGCAATGCCTACTTATCCATGGATGCGGGAGTTGGTGCAACTGCAGGGAATCAGGTTTCCTATATTGACTTCAAGCTCAACGGAACTCTGGGCGCCAACTTTGCGCTAAACGAAGGCACCTCGGGGTCGCCGCTTGAGATCAATTCAGCCGTCGCTAATAACGTCGTCCTTGTTACCGGAGGAGGCAAGGTAGGGATTGGCACTACGAGTCCGGGCGAGGCATTAGCCGTTAGCGGGAAGCTATGGGTTGCAGATGACTTTGCAGAACCTGCTAGCACCAGTGATCGTGGCGACATCACAATTACCAATGCCACTGGTCCCGCTGATCTACTCTTCTTGGATCGCGGCTTGGCAGCAACCCGCATAGGTGTCGATACGAATGATAGTGGCAACTTTAAGTTTGTTACCGATAGAGAGTTTGTATTCCGCCGTGGCGGCACTTCTTACTCGGCATTTAACACAGGCAGTGAAAGCTGCCGCATCGACAGCTCTGGGAGGCTATTAGTTGGCACGAGTACAAGCATTTCAGAGCAATTCTCAGGACAGGCACGAATCCAGACCGCTGGTACAAATTATTACGGAATTGCTTCTTTCCAATACTCAAACGACATCGTTGAAAACGTTTTAACGATTGCCAAGTCACGCGGGACTTCTGTTGGAAGTCATGTAGTTGTCCAGAGCGGGGACAACCTTGGAATGATTCGTTTCCAGGGATCTGATGGAACTGGATTTATCCAAGCAGCCAGTATTACGGCTTCTGTAGACGGCACCCCTGGCACCAACGACATGCCGGGCCGTTTGATATTTTCTACCACCGCCGACGGAGCGAGCAGCCCGACGGAGCGGATGAGAATACAGCAAAATGGAACAGTCTTAATAGGAACAACTAGTACAATTAGCATTGGCTCAGGAACAACGGATGGCGTACAAATTGAGCCAACTGCCTTGGCTATCTCACGAGATGGTCAGCCTGTTGGCTACTTTCGTCGCCGTTCTAGCGATGGGCAGCTATTTCAGTTTTACAGGGATACCACGCAGGTAGGAAATATCTCGGTAACAACAACCTCCACCTCTTTTGTTACCTCCTCTGACTACCGCCTCAAGGAAAACGTTGTCCCGCTGACCGGCGCCATTGATCGCCTCAGTCAGCTCCAGGTTCACCGCTTTAACTTCATCGCGGATCCTGACAAGACGGTTGACGGTTTCATTGCCCACGAAGCCCAGGCCGTTGTCCCCGAGTGCGTAACCGGCACCAAGGATGAAGTGGACGAAGAAGGCAATGCGATGTACCAAGGCATCGACCAGTCAAAACTGGTTCCGCTTGTTGTCGCCGCACTGCAAGAGGCGCTAGCCGAGATCGAAACCTTGAAGACCAAAGTTGCAGCCCTTGAGGCCAAATAGTCTTATTCGTTAAGTCACTATTCGGTATTCGCGAAGCCTTGGCGCAAGCCAAGGCTTTTTCATGCTTTTATACTGTTAAAGATTCGCCTAATGATTTACAATGGCAACGCAAATTGAATGGAAAGTAGCCAATCTTGAGCGTGAAACCCAGGATGGCTATGTGTACACCGTGCATTACACCGTAAACGCTAACGACGGCACTTACAACGCTGGTGCTTATGGTTCTATCGGTCTTGAGCGTCCCGAGGATGAGCAAGACATGATCCCTTTCAGCATGCTCACTGAAGACATTGTGGTGGAATGGGTGCTAGAAAAACTTACTGCTGAAAAAGTGGATGAAATTGAGGCCGCTCTTCAAGCCCAGCTCGATGAACAACATGCGCCTTCCAAGGCCGCTGGTGTTCCTTGGTGATTGCCGCTAAACTTTGGCTTCATCTCCATTGCTCTAATGGCTGTCAAAAGCAAAATTGGCATTAGCGGACAGAAGCTCCATAAGCCTCGTCGTAACAAAAAGACACGACAGGGCAATGGAGCCAATAGCAAGCCAAGTCATGGCCGGAAGCTCTCTAGGGGGCAAGGCAGTTAACTGCTAAAGCTTTCTCGGCTAAGCCGCCCTTGACGCGAAACCATTGAGGAGGCTACCCTGCGGGAGCCTCCTTTTTCATGCAATGGCGTTCGTTGATTCTCATTCCTTTTCCCATCGCTTCACTGATAGCAACGCTGGAATTGATGGAATTGGCTACCAAGAAATCATTCATCAATGCAGTGAAGTGAATGCCATGGGTCTAACAAGGCATTATTTTCACTATGCACTGGGTTGTGGTTTTGCGCCAAAAAATATTATTGAAGCAATGGAAACGCTAGCCCAAGAATATAGCGGAGCATATGGCTACGATGAAGGGAAATAAGTAGGTAGCAATCGTGGGACAAGTTGTACGTGGTGGCGAGCAGTTTGAAACTCACATCGAGGCTGATCATCGCGGGCAACTTGTCCAGAAAGGGCCAGACAGTGGACTTGTTGATGCGTTTGGACGCCAACGTTTTAGTCAGCCATTTACTCTTTTTGATTCGATGCTGCGCTACACGAAGCGCACGGATCAATGGAATGAACTAACTGTTGGTAGTGGCACTACAAATTATTTAATCAATGAAAGTTCTTTAGAACTGAAAACGACTACTGCTTCTGGAGACACTGTTCTTCGGCGTTCTCGTAGGCATTTTCCTTATCAGCCCGGCAAGAGCCTATTTGTTTTGACAAGCTTTGTTGGCAGTCCATTACAAAGTGGCTTAATTCAAGAGGTGGGATATTTTGATGATGACAATGGTATTATGCTTCGTGCTAGTGGCACAACTCTGCAATTTGTCATTCGTAGTTCTGCCACTGGTTCTCCAGTCGAAAGAACGGTAAGTCAAAACGAATGGAACATTGATACCTTTTTAGACTTTGATTTTTCTAAGGCCAATATTTTTGTCACCGATTTTGAATGGCTTGGCGTCGGAAGAGTACGTTGTGGTTTTGTTGTTAATGGCGAAATTCGTTATTGCCACGAGTTTAACCATGCAAATGTTATTAATTCTGTCTACATGACCTCGGCTATTTTGCCGTTGTCTTATCGTATTCATAATTCTTCCTCCATTGCTTCTCCTGCCGTATTCAGGCAAGTGTGCGCGAGTGTGATGAGTGAGGGTGGCTATCAACCCACTGGGCCTATTTACACTGCTGGTCGAGGAGCGGCTAATTTTACTTCCGTTACGTCAGAAACACTTGTAGCCGCCATTCGCATGGCAAGTGGTCGCACTGACAATGTGATTATTCCAGCTCAAATTGATGCAAGCATTGGCGGCAATCCAGCATCTAATACGGTGGCGCAATGGCGCCTTCGCTTAAATCCAACAGTCAGTGGCGTTTGGCAGCCTGCTGCTAATGGACGCGGAAATGTAGAAGTGATGAGTAGTGGCACGTTTAGTGGCGGCACTGCGATTGGAGGGGGGCTTGTTGCCTCTAGAAGCGCAATTGAGTTTGATCCCGAAAGTGGCCTAGGTCTCGCTTTAGGACAGGATATCAATGGAGCAAGTGATATTCTTATTTTGACTCTTGAATGCAGTGGTGCAGAAAACGCTACTGGCTTGATTGGCTGGAGGGAAGTGGTGTGATAGATTTCACGTGGCTAGCGAACTAAGATAAAAGCTTTCTCAAGGCCCTTAATGGACTCTTCCTTTCGTGACGAGTGGCAGCAAAAGCAAGTGGACACCATTGCTAATGCTCTTCAGGATTTGATCCAAGGAGACAATGGAAAAGAAAATGCTAAGGAGGCCATTTACTCTGCCATCATGAGCTGGTACGATTACCACAATGCTGAAGCCATGAAATGGAGCAGCCTGCTGAACGCGCTAAAAACACTTTGAAAGATTGGCTGAATTCTCCAGAACTGCAAGAATTACGGAAAGCTTGGCGAGAGTCTGAATTGCAAACCAAGACTGAAGACCAGGCATGGTGGGATAGTCTTACCATGGATGAGCGTGCCCGTGCATTTCGTCAAGTGGTGAGCTTGATATATAAAGCCGAAGTGAAAGAGCGTGGCTCTTATCGCCATGCAATGTATGATATTTTTGAAATCGACTATTTAGATGGAATGATGTGCAATTATATGGACTTGCACAATCTTATTTATCGCGGTCTTGAATATCAGGAGCGCGATATTTCTGGCGACAATGACAATAATGAACAAAAGTACGACGAGCGTAATAACTAAACGAAACGCCTCCCATTAAGAAGCAAGCAATGCCAAGAAGGATTAGCTCCATTGTCATTCAAGGCGATAAGTGATGCGCATTTCACCTCCCAATGCTTTCACTTCTTCTGAGGCATTTGGCGCTGCTTCTCTGATGATCATCACGCTTGGCACTGGCGCATCTGGCACCGGCGTCACCTTGGCATCAGGGTAAAGCTGCTGAGCCTTCGCTGCAAGCGCTTCTGAGCGGGACTGTCTTTCCTCTCTGTTCCATTGCTCCACCAGCCCCTTTGCCTGCTCGTCAACCGCCTGAAGCGTTGTCTCAGTTTTCCATTCCACCCATGGCTCCTTGCAATAAGCAAGAAGCATTTTTAACCATGGAGAAAACCGTAAGCGAGGAAAACGCTCAATTAAGCGAATTGCCACTTCGTAGCAAAAAGCAAAAAAGAGCGTTTCGTTTTTCATCCTTCTTGGAAGACGCTTGCAAAAACAGTGCCAGCGCGAGTGAGTGGCAGGATCCTGTCACGCAGATCAATGTTGTAACAGCGCACACAGCCATGGGTTGGAAATAATTGCTGACTTGGCACCCAGGCGCCAGGCCATCCGCATGCACTTCCTCCTCCATGGATCATGATTCCTGCGCGACCGTGCTTGATTTCTTGGCGCTCTAGCTCAACTAAGTCGAAGCTATACCAGCCAAAAGCCATTAAGGTACGATCATATGCAGGTCGATTGCCTACACGCTCGTAATCACGATAGATGGTGCCAATTTTGTACAGGCCAGGAGGCGTGTCTGAATTTGGAATTTTATATTCAGAATCACCGTACTGGCCGCGAGCTAAACAGGAGATTTCCCAAAGCAACTCCCCTTCAAAGCTAAAAGCTTTCATCGTCTCCGAAATATCGTTGACAATTAAATGAGAGTCACCTTGCTTGAAGCCAAAATCTTGCGGGCGTTTAGACGGTCCGATCATGATAAATTACTTACCCACTTTAAAAATAGTTTTCAGTCCTTCCATGAGGAGCTGCAGGATGTTATTGCTTTTCCAAGGAGAGTGATCAAGAATTTGATCAGCGGCTGCGACGATAATACCACCAATAATGAACCATTCAATACCAGTCATGATGCCCTCCATTGAGACAATTTCTTAAAGGCTAGCGCTCTTATTGTCTGGTTTCCAAATTCCTTACGCGAGCTTCAAGCTCTTGCACATTTTCAGTGAGTGTGTCAAGATTTTTGGTAATGCTTTCTATTTGTGTGGTGATTTTTACTTGCTGATGGCCAATAGTAATCATCATGCCACCAGTAGCGAGAAGCATGCCAGCCGTTACCGTGGCAGCAAAGTTTGCCAGACTTTCTTGCCAAGGTTTCATTTCTTTAGAAACTGTTTACTTTTTATTTTCTAATTCTAATTGGAGCGTTTTCTCCTCCATTGTTTCCTATGCTTAAGAAAACACAATAAGTTTATGGGCGGGAGAAATGGGCCTGACGATCTTCTCCATTCTCTTCTTGAGCTTCGTCCTTCTGAAGC